GAGAAATTACAACAAGATTATAAAGAACTATCTTTGACTGCTGTTAAGAGACCTACTATTAGTAACAAGACCATGAACGTTAATAATTTCATCAAGAACATGCCACCTCTCACAGTTGAAGACATCGAGAGCTCTGTTCCAATGCTTACATTGGAGCACCATGCTAAAGGAGCTGAGGGTTATGCAGAATTCGCCTTGGAATTTCCTTTCAAAGATAAGATTGTATGTGTGGATACATCCCGAAACAAGATCAAGTATAAGAATGATGAAGGAGATATAATTGAAGATGTTGGGTTTAGGAAGATGATGGTAAAACTTTGTAAGTCACTCAAGGATCGTAGTTTTAATTTGAGTCTAGAGCACGAAAGTGCATTAACTGATACCTGGTCTGAACAAGATAGAGAAACTTATGATTTCATGGAGGCAGCCGTGGCTATAGCTAAGTATGCTCAGGGCCGCGAGAACGAATTCTGTAACAAGATTATAAAGTTAATCAGCAAAGGATCAAAGAGTAGCGGTTAGTCTTTGTGTTATTGACTCCCACACATAAATGTGTGGGATTCTCGGGTTAACTAAATCCTAACTGTGTTCCAAAAAAGACTAGGTTAGACTTCACCATTTATTTAACCGTCATGATAAAATGGCTGACTTCTTGAGTTAGCTCTCAATCAGAAAAGTACATACTACATCATTCGGCTCTACAAATAGTCTGGCAGGAAGTCTTGAAGGTATGTGAGTATCGAGATACTCCACCAGACCTTCAGTTGTATTTGGTTCTTCACCGAAGTCGACGTTAATCTCAACTTCAGTGAAGAATTTGTCCCATCTCTTCATCTTTGTCGCCGAGAGTACACATTTTACAACATCTGGTAAGTCATATTCTGTTTGAAAATGGAATACTCGGCTGTTTATCGTCACCTTATCACGTTCCAAAGTAATGCGCAGAACTGTATCCGGAGCTTTTTCCGGAATCTTTGGTTCTACATAGCAGAATTGGTCGAACGCATTGATAAGAGACATTTTCTTGGTTTTGAAAGTTATGTTCTTCAAAGTTCTATCACAGCAGCAAGTCATACTCTCGCCTACTGGTTCCAGACAAAACCAACACAGCTGACACTTCGCCAAAGCTCGTTTTTTCTTATAACGGATAATCCTCATATGCTCAGCTTGAGTCTTTCTAGAGTGACAGTTGGGACAAAGTGCCTGTAGATTATCCAACGAATCATCAGATAAGACCGCATGTGGGATCACATGGTCAACTTGATAAGTCGGAGGTAATATACTCTGACAACTTTTACACCTCCATTGCTGCAGGTGTGCTGTTTGCTTCTTGACGGCTTCGGTGAGTTTTCTAGCTTTCATCCTTAAGTTATATCTTTTTCTCTATAAATTCTGATTATGCTGATAAGATGGCTCCGAAACTCAAGTTGTAACCTCAATTTTGATAGTACTTCTGTTGGCGATCACTTGGTACACTCCAGCTCAAGAGAACCACTATACCCTTTTGGGATCGCATCAAATCTACCGCCCTGACAAATGCTGCAATAACACCCAGTATTATAATCATCATAGCTAAAAGCTCCATTCTTAAATACTACTTTCATCTTCCAATGTCCTAACGCCGTGGGTGGAGTCTCTCCGATCGGTCCCTTTCCGGGTGGAAACCAGTTTCTGAGATCCAATGTCATAGTAACAGGGCATTTCGATGACTTGCTAGTAAAGTTATACTTTGGTATAAAATCCATCTTTTTCTTGATCGACATCGGCTTACTGGTGATCTTATTATCTTTAAAAGTCCACACATACTGGATAAGAGGATTAGTAGGTGAACCACTGGTAGTAAATTGAGGTGTAATCTTTATTGGGCATGTACACGGCTGGACGGGGGTGATGCCGTGGCATACGGACGGATGCTTGTATGACATACAGTAACTCCCCGAAGGACATGGTACACAGCCATGAATACAACTTATTGGTAAAGGGTCGTGATGTTTATTAAAATATAGGACTCCACTATTATCCGTGAGAAATGTAGCTATCAGACTTTGAATGGTCATCCTGTAAATACTATTAGGTATCAACCCAGAAATAGACGCCAGGTCTCCATGGTTTTGAGGAACTATCCACGGTGGATAATCAGTATCATAGTGGTTAGGTGGAGACATGCTAAATCGTTCTTTGTGTAAAGGTCTATGGGTCCAACACTCCTGTAAAGCCGCATAAGAATACTTGCTCATTTATTACTATACTTTTGTAATAAATTTTAAATAACTTCACTTTTTGCGTCTCTTCTTCGTTTTCTTGGGTACGCGCTTCTTCATCACCTTGAGCCACTTACCATACTCTTTCTCAAATTCCTTCAGTTCCCGAAGCCAGATCTTCTCCACCTTAGTTTTCTGCAAGGTTGAGAGATCCTTCTCTATACCGGTTATATCGCTCTTCAACTCCTCAACCTTATCGGTGGTGAAGGTGCGGATCGGAAGACGAAGAAGATAGTTGTACGTCTGATCTTGAGGGTCCTTGTCGTACTCTCGCTCTTCTAATTGCTCGATAGTGGCATCCTCGTCTTGCTCCATGACAGGGACAGTCTTCTCAATCACTTCGGTGATGAACCTCTCTTTGTTACCCAAGACTTGTAGACGTTGTTCTAGGGCCTTAATCTGGTGCTTCTTTCTCTTGACATAGTACTCAAGACGTACAACACAGAACTTATCAATGATCTGCTGTGGAGTCTCAAACTTCTTTAGCTGGTCCTTCTCGTTGAACAAGACCATATTAGATGTGTACAGATATGTGTGCAGTTTCATATTACTCTTGTTACACTTGATACCGTCAGAGCTCTCAGTAAGGATGAAGTGTACATCCTGAGTACTGGAGTAGTTCTTAATGGCCTTCAGCTTCTTGTTCATGACAAGGTCCTCACAGGACTCTTTGAACTTATTAGTCCACATGCCGATAGGGAGCTCGGTAATCTCAGCTGTATTCCTCTTGCTTCCCCTGGTCAAAATCCCTTCGGTCTTGAACCTGTTGTCGCCAGAGGCTGCAATCTCACCTTTGAACGCACGGTACCAAGGTACTAGTTCAGGGAGTAGGCAACAAATCTCTCCGGTTTCGGGTTCCTCCAATATCACCTCCCCATCGTTATCGAGCCAGACCCTAATAGATGCGATGATGTCCAGAGGATTGAAACATGGGATCGTACAGGACCATCCAGTTCCGATACCAGCTGTGCAATTGTGAGTGACAGTGAAGTCGTTTAACACAAAACGCTGATTACAGTCTACTGACCAACCATAATATAACCCAATTCCTTTTTCTGTTACTTCGATAGGAGATGTAGAACAATCTCGTTGAGATTTTCGTCGTGCTGAGCATATTTTACGTTTAAGAATAGTTGGAATATCTTCTAAGCCATTCCCGGATATACTCAAGGAGTACGAGGGGTACTTCTTAGTTTGAGTTGTTTTGCGTATGTTGGCATAAAAACCAAGAGATCTAGCTATTAATTGAGCTGATTCCAACATGTGTTTTCGCTTCGGGCACTGACTGATAGTAATTTGTTCGCCGTTGTGGTACACATGTCCATCTGTGTCAATCAATCCTGCAAGTAAAGACAGCCTTACTTTTTTGCTGTTGTAAATATAGTCATACGGTATATGTTTATTTTCCAACAGGTTATATATATCAAGGAGCTTTCTAAAAGGATGATATAACTCGCCCTTTACTCTTCCATTCTTAATTTTAGATCTTAGATAATAATGGTACGAGTGACAGTAACATTTATCTTTACTTACTTCCATGTTATTTACATCGGCAAATTGTTCCCAAACTTGAGCCAATTGATCATCTGCGCTAGAAAATCCTCTTCCATGACTATCGCCGTCTCCCAGCCACATTCCAAGAATATATGGGTCTATTTTTATATCCTTATATTTCCAATTTACTCCTACGCCTTTATATCCTCTCAATCTTTTCTGTACATATTTTGGGAGCTTTAGATAATCTGTCGCTGTTATTTCTACTATTCCATCACCTTCTAATTGAGATGCGTATTCTTCTGCGATTAAGCGTATATCCTCGTCTTTGTGTTTTTTAGCTGGAAATATTTTTGAACGAAGTTTGTTTGTCTCATTATCAAACCATTCTATTTTCCACGATTTTTTGGCTGAGTGCCAAAACACAGAACGATTTCCTGTATTCTTAAGAGTAAGGATATGTTTACTGTTAACAGTATAACTATCACCTATTTTTTGATCAATTGTATACATAGTATCTTGACCATTGAAAAGTTTTTGTACAATACGTGGGTTTCCATCGTCTCCAATAAGAACATCTCCCACTGTAATTTCATCGGCTCTTTTAAATTCACCTGAAAAAAGAGGAATTTGAGTTTCTGGCGCAAAACATCCATTAACCAAGATCATAGGGATGATAGGCATATAATGCTCGGGTTGCACTAGGTCACCGTCATCGTTGACAGGAGTAAGAAGTGGATCATCCTCACTGCGAAAGATGTAATCGGTAAGAGCTTCCTTCTTAGTAAAAATGTATCTGGCGCTTGCAGCATCCTTTCCACCCTCTAGCCGTGTTCCAAAACCTCCATCAGGATAGAGTAGAGGGATATTGTTAGTGCCCGGAAACCCGCTAGCCATCCCAACGATGGTATCCTGGAGATTCTGCTCACCATGATGGTAGTTAGAGTGTTCTGCGGTGTAGCCGCTCAATTGTGCTACCTTCAGAGACTTGCCACCGAAGTTGAGCTTCCTCTTACGCACAGCATACAGAATCTTTCTTTGCGACTCCTTCAAACCATCAATACCACTAGGGATACTTCGTGCACAGTCCGCATGAGAGAACTTGATCATCTCTCCGTTGAGAAAGTTCGAGATAGACATCGTACACGTATCACCCTGGTCGTCAAGAGAGAAGGCGTAGCTGTCGGGAGCGTACTCACCCAACCATTGTTTGCGAGCATCTGCATATTTCTTGTGGAAAACTTTGTTCATATTAGCTGATGCTTTCTCATCGTTAGAGAACTCCACCATCTTCAGACCAAAGGTGTCGGGAACATCCTCCTCTCGAGTCGTACCGAGACCCTTGTAGTACTTCGCGTTGACTTTCTTGGTTGCTTTGGCAAGGTACTTATTGAACCGTCTCTCGTCGTAGAAAAGAAGGTCTTTGGCCCTACCTCGAAATACACGGGCGATAGGTGTCTTCATGCTCACGATGTATGGATCATCGCGCTCTAAAAGTGTTGGGAACAAGGTGTGGATCAAGTTCATGATCAACCCTTCAATATGGATACCGTCAACGTCTGCATCGGCCACCACGATTACTCTACCATAGCGCAGTGTCTTGAAGTTCTTCTCTAGGCGGTAGTCCAGACCATGGCTAAGTCCCAAAGTCTGGATGAGCGAGACGATGACCTTGTTAGCAGCTATCGAAGTCGGAGTAGCATTGCGAACATTGAGAACTTTACCGGTCACAGGTAATACCCCGAACCAGTCTCGCCCTGACTTCCCGTAGACCCCGGTCTCAATCCCTGCCACTACGTAGGTCTTCGCTGAGAGTCCCTCACATATAAAAAGAGAGCAATGTCTAGACTGTCTTCCCCCTGCGTTATTAGCTGGATCTAGACCGTCGATCTTGACATTTTTCTTCTTTCTCTCAGCTTTACGCAGCACCACCATCTCCTTGGCCCGAATAATGTCCTCAATCTTGTCCATTACTGACCATTTACAAAGGGCAGTGATATGCGACCTCTTTACCTCGGCGGTGATTCCAGGTGATTCCAGTTTGTTCTTTTCCTGCCCGTCGAACTCAGGTCTCACTACGCTGGCTACGATAAACAACCGAAAGAATTGTCGGACGTCGGTGATGTTGATCTTAGGACTCTTGCTCTTCGATTTCTTACCTTTACCGTTGAACTTGTCCACAATAGGGCGAAAAATTGCCTCGCTCCATGCATCCACATGTTGCCCTCCAAGACGAGTGTAGACACCGTTCACGAAGGAAACGACTTGAGGCTCTGTAGATGGAGTCACCAAGATCGTGGAGTCCTTGTTTTTTATCAACAACTTCTCCTCTGTAGGAGAATTATATAGACCTGAATACTGAGAGAGCGACTTAATGGGAACGAGATCTCCGTTGAGGTAGACATTAACCTTAGACAACATTGCCGCGTCAAGGACATGTCTAGTATAAAGTTGTATTATATCCTTGGTATACTTCTTCAACCCAAACCTCTTGAAGTCAGGGATCCAAGTAACCCGGGTATAACCTCGTACAAGCCGGCTTTTTGTAATCTTGGGTTTTCCAGGGTTTAACATATTATTGGTCCAGGTTTGAGTGAAGAGTTTATTCGAGGATGGGTCGTATCCCTTCACCTGAAAACTGCTGGAGAAAATATTGCAATTATGGGTCACCGTAAAATCCTCAAGAACAAATCTCTTGTTACCATCTACTTCAATACCTACATAATCACCAGACTCAACTTCTTGTATTGAGATCTTACCTGTATTAGTCACATTTCGTGATAATGGATTATAACATTTTTTCCTCGCTACAAGAGTAGGTATATCTTCTATATCTCCAGAGATATTAATATTAATAGCATTTCCTCGTCTCAATTCACCTTTGTATTTCCATTGTGTCTTTTTGATATGACTACTGCACATCAATCCCAAAGATTTTGCTAAAAATATAACATCGCCTGCCAATTTTGAATGATCCATACCTTGTGCTATAGTAATTCTACGTCCATCGCTCTGAACTGTTCCATCAGAGTCTATCATCCCTGCTAATACTGCTAATCTTACTTCACGAGAATTTACTAAATATTCTTGAGGTATATGCTTGTTATCAACCAAATTATATTCAGATAATAACTTTTTCAATGGGGCAACACCAGATTTTGTTGTAGAACTAATATAGTATGCTACAGGGTTGCTTGGAATATTCTTAAACGTAGCATCATTTTCCTTACCCCATTCTTCCAAATATTCTAATATTTCTGGATCATCTTTAGAGTTAATAGCAAATACATACCCTCTTTTAGAACCATCACCCAACCAAAGTCCAAGAACGTACGGATCTAGTTTGACCTCTTTTTCTTCCCATTCAACACATTCACCTACAAAACCAGTAAGTCTACCTTGAGTAGTTTTATTTAATTTCATATAATCTTTAATATCAATGTCTATAGTATTATCATCTGGTATAGTTTCAGCAAATTCTTTCATTTCTTGGAGAGCTTGTCTAACCTCGGGTTTTTCTGGTGGTATAACAGTAGGACTTCTACGAGTTTTCTTAGGAACTTCTTTATCCTTGTGCATTCTCTTATAATGTCTACCTAAATTACTACATAATTCTTGATTACATCCTGTACATACTACTTTTGGTGGAGACGCACTTATATATTTTGAACATACTTTCATATTTTCTTTGTCTAACCATAAAATACTCCATCCATTTTTATCTGTATTCCAGAAAATAACTTTGTGGTCAGGCATTCTAAGAGACAAAATATGATTTTCATTTACGATATAAGAATTACCCCGTGGTTGAGATACTTCAAATAATTTTGCATTGCCTTCGCATTTGTTAGTGATATTTCTTCTAAGCCCATCATCACCAATCACACAATCTCCTACTTCTAAATTTTCTATTTTCACAATCTCCCCGTTAAATTTAGGGATAAGAGTCCCTTTTTTCAGACACGTCTTAATTCCGATGCCATTCCTCCCGGCAATCATGCGTTCCTCCTCGTCATTGTAACTAGATCCTGTCAGCAGCTGACCAAAAATCATTGTATGATTGTAGCAACCTTCCTCCTCATGGATCTCTACAGGGACCACATCTCCATCGTTCCAGATGGAAGTCTCACCTGTCTCGGGGTCAATCGTCACCTTAATCTTCGTACAGGGTGTCTTGGTCTTTCGGCTCCTCTCCACATTGTCGATAGCATTGGACAATGCCTCTATAAATATACGCAGGATGGCAGGAGAGGAGCGTATACTCCTCCACACGATTTTGTAGTCTCCACCATCTTGTTTCCATGCTACGTACTCATTGAATGTCCGAAGGCGTGTCGATCCAACATACATGTCAGGACGCAACAGGCAATGTTCAATGGGTTTCTTCTTCTGATATTTCTTTTTTGTGTTAGTGGGCATCCTTGTTACTGATTAGTTCTAAAAGATTAGTCTTTTAGAATCATTTTTAAAATTACAGACGGCATGGCCCCAGAGGAAGGAGACTGACGAAAGTTGGTTCATTCTCATTATCCCTATATCCCAGGACCGCTACACCGTCGCTCTCTCCTCCCCGACAGCCATCATCGCAGACATAGGGGGTAATCTTTGTAGCGCTACGGTAGGAGTACAGTGTGAAGTCTTTCTCGGGTATTGAGTCTTCATTACTATTGTTGATAGCTCTGGCATCATTAGCACTTCCCTGGCTCCATGTATCGCAAATCCTCAGGGACTGAGGAAGGCCAACAGAGGCTTGGTATAGATACATCCCATCATCACCCACCAGACGGTTCTTAAAGAAGTGAGGGGTTCTAAGCATTGCGGAGTAAAGTTGGTCGTATTCAATCTCTTGCTCGTCTCTCTTCCCAATTATCCGTTCTTGCTCCGCCTCTCTCTGGCCAGATTTCTGAAGGGTATCCAGTCTAGCTGAGAGTTTCTCAATACTCTCTGCGAGTTCGTCTATCCTGTCGTTTGTCAGCACTTCGTTGTGTAGAGAGTAGTCTTGTCCTCGCTCATTAACCCACTTCGAGACGGCGTCATCACCTTGTAATAATACCTGTGAGCGGTAGCGAGTGAAGTCACCTACATTCAGATAGTAGTTAGATATGGAAGTGCGCAACTTATATTGCTTAAGTTCTTCAGGGTGATGAAGGGCATATAACTGAAGAGTGTAGATCAACCTCTTTCGTGTCTCGTCCGACTTGACATAAAGTACTCCGTCCTTACTCATCCCGCTGGTCATGCTGAAAGTTTTGGTTACGTGGCCATACTTATATTTGTCATCTACCTTTATGTGCGCCCCAATGAACATCTTGAGGCTTTCAATAGAATCTATCTTATCGGTCTCGCTAAGGAAATGTGAGTATAACCATCGTACATATTCTACCATGTATCTAGCCAATCTCTTATCTAAGGTATAAGTGCGTAATTTCGACCCTGCTTGATCACGCCCAATGAGATCCTTCTCCACAGGAAGACCTTTAGCAGCCTTCGCTATTGGTTTGAAAGGCAAGGAGAATCTCACATTACCGATGATCCCCGAATAAGCGTTGACTATGTCACCTATGATCGACTCTCTGTCGGGAGTTATCGCCAACTTTGTTAATATTTCGCGGACAGCTCCCAATGATAATCGCGGTGTAACTACTCCTTGAAAACGTGGGAGTAACAGAGGTTGTATTGGACTAACTAGTAGTGATCCTGTCTGATCTTTATAGTCAAACATCAAAGCCCTACACTTACCATAAGAATCGATCTCCTGGTGTGTAAACTTGAACCCAAGCTTTTTCAGTTCTCCCAACGGTAATATAGTTTGGGGAATGAGGCAATTAAGGTTATAGGACTCTCGGACTCGTTCGTACAAGATCTGCATTGCTCTGGACATTACCGAGTCAGCATCATGGAGCGTCGTTGCCTCTCTGTTATTTAACCAGTAAGTGATTAGCTCACAACGCGGGTACTCTTTTTGTTCGCTCCCACGTCCTAGTCGTTCGTATATGAGGATGACAGGTACATTTTCTCGCGTTTTGTAGTAAGCTTGAACGTGCCGAGGGAGCGTCAAGATTGTATTGGTACTACTTTGATAGTTGTGTTCCTGAGGGCCCGGAATAACACGACTGAAAAGTACTATTTTGCAGTGAAAGTGCTTCTCTATTAGGTTGGTAAGAAGCCGTGGGTCGAAGTAGATATTCGGGTCTCTAATAGTTTCTCGGATTTCATCCTCGGTATAGTCGTACATCTCTTGGCTACAACCGGCGATATTACTCGGGTTTGCGAGTTCTTTGCGAATATTATTAAGGAGTGCTATACGTTCCACTTTCTTGGCTTCCCATAATTCTGCCTCAGCTTTGACTTGCACACTCCTACCTGCTCCATCCTCAGAAGCCTTAATAAAAGCCTCGTGAGCCTCCTGAGTCTCGTCTGATGTATACTGTAGAGTCTCCCCGATTTCGTCCGAGATACTCTTGGTGGCGGGATCAGCTCCAGAGTACGATTGCAGAGCCTCCAGTACACATTCTAAGAAACTTGCCTTTGAATCAAAAACACCTTCTCGTACAAAACTCCATCCTTTTCTGTAGGTAACCAAGTTCAGCATCTCCTCAAGCTCGTTCGGTAGTGCTGCTACCTTTGGGGGATCAGTAAAGAGATCTCGAGTAAGAATGTTCTGCCGGCTGCTACCAGTTCCACTAACTATCGGTACGTCGTAGAAGTAATGAGCGTACGGTTTAGTTTGCTTTCCTGGCTCTCCTCGGCGTCCTAGATCTTGTGGGGTCTTGAAGCAACAGGGTAAATATGGTACGGTGTTACTATTCGAAAGATTATTGAAACGTAAGCCGGGGTATGGATGTCCATCTTCCTGGTCGCACACGTACCAGCGTTGAGGAAAACCCTCTGTTGACGTTTTCGGGTACTGCATTACGACTTTTCCGGCCTCTTTCGCCTCTTTCGCCTCTTGAGAGGAGATGATACGCGGTTGATCACCACACTTTGTAGGGTACCCGGCCACGAATACTTCAGGAGCCTGCTCCTTGAGTGTAGCCTTCGTCTTCTTTCCTTTCACGAGGGCTTTCCGTTGCTTGTAGCTAGGAGGAAAGGTCTCACGGTCGGGAAGTAACTCTTTGTATATCTTAATTATACCAGGTGCCTTGATATAGTATAGGGCTAGCAATTTCCCAAAGATGATCATAAAATCTTCCAAGTCACTTTTACTGCTAACATTCTTCACCAGAACCTTGAGATAGTACTCCCCAATCGAGTAACCGTGACTTCGCATTACGGGATCTTTAGCACGGACCCTGTAGACAGTGATATTGGCCGTAATGGTCTGTTCATCACCGCCACCTCCGAAGAAATGGATGTATGTACTACTACGTTTCTTTTTGGTCGCAGCCTCATGTTCGTCTATAGCCAAGTATTGGTTGAACAAAGGATCGTTCAGGGCTAGGTCACCAAGCACGTAGGAGTCTATAGGTTCCTTCCTAAGCTTGTAGTAGAACCCTCCTTTCTCTCTGATAATGCTGCTAACCTTCGGCTCGAGTAGCAGACGTGGATGGAAGATTTCTTGAAGATTGAGAAGGAAACTTTTGGCCGTGAGACCTAGTTTATAATCGATAGGCCCCGTCTCGAGTATACCCCTCTCGTGGCCTGTTTCTCCTTCCACTACGAGTGCCGCTTCCAGAAACACAGGAGCCTCCGAAGGCGGAGTTGACCGAAATTGAAGGTATATAGTATCCTTTATGGCCCCCCAGTCCGGGTCAGGAGTAAAGTCGCGTAGGATCTTGTAAAGGTTGTCTACACTAGCAAAAGGTACCCTAGGAGTGAGATTGATGCTATCAAATATCTCGAATAGGGTTAATCCTTGGAAATCAAATTCTAGGTGTAACGCCACTTCTTGGCGAATGAAGTCAGTATGAGGTAGACCTTTAGTACCTACGAGTACCTGACTCTCCTTCACAGTCTTTTCATTAGCAGCTATCTCTTCGGTAATGTGACGCTTTATCGCCTCTCTATTGTTCCATATCTTCTCGGTCGACCCAGGATAACTACTTTTAATGTTGTTTTTGAGCATCATTAGAAAACTACGCCTCTCTATTGGAGTTGCATCCTTCAATCGGGTACTGTATGCGATGAACGGGTTAACCACGTCTGGCACTGTGTCCAATTCCGTGCTAATCAAGAACTCTCCAGGAGTAGCGACCTTTTTAAGGATAGGAACAATACTTAACACTCCTTTCGCCTTTCTCATGTCTCTTAAGAGATCCCCTACTTCTGTCGAACGTCCCTCTTTTAGTAGACCATAGAAACCATTCCATTCTTGTCCTGCAGGGAGATATAAGTATTTTGGTAGAGTCTTCAACGCTGCGGCAAGCCGCTCAATCACGGTCTGTCGACTATCCCACGGATAGACCTCAAAATCGTTAATAGGAACCATTTTGTTATTTAGCAAGACTTAATTAAATAACTGTTACAGGAGAAATGCTCGTTAAATTACGTAATTGCTACCCAAGGTTACATGGTATACAGTTACTCCCTAATGAGAGTACCCTCGCATCTGCTCTGGACACAGTACACAATAGGATGGTGTTGCTCAAAGAGCTCTCGCTCGATTCAGGGGCGCACACAGTTTACAATCATTTACGATGTCAGCGCCTCGGCTTACCTGCTCCCACACTATATCATTTCCACAACTTTAACGATACGGTTGTAACGGAGTGCGGATACGCACCAGGTAAAGACCTCTTCTACCAACTACATGACAGTCGGGTAGATTTACCTGTCATGAGTATCATGAAACAACTCTTATCTCATGTCGAATCTTATCAGAAACACAATCTATCCCACCTCGACATCAAGCTCGAAAATATCGTGTGGGATGATCAAGCTGAAAGGTTACATATCATAGACTTTGAATACATGAGAGTACACGCAACTGCTGGTCTCGTGAGTTTAGAAACACCTCTCGGCACCGCAGATTATATGAGCCCTGAGGTGTTGTATGAGTCTAAAGTTCATCGCAATACGGACCTATGGAACGTAGGTCTGGTGGGATATGCACTAGTCATGAAACGCATCCCCCTGTGTCATGGAGAAACGGATAGACGTGACCTACAACGATATGTGAGGAGGGAATTGGACGACGCCGGGGTGGATGATGCACTGTCTCTTCTCATAACTTCTCTTCTGCACTTTAATCCTGAGTACCGCTCAGCATGTTACGTGTTATTATTTTTATTTTCTGTAACAACCGAAACACTTTTCTGTAACAGTAACATGCGTTACTTGATGTAACACCGAACACATTTGTTACATATTTATTTCATGCAGCACACCCTCACAACTGAGTTGTGGCGGGTCAGTGCCAGCTCCTTCATCGTCAGGAATCTTGTAAAGTTGTCCATATATACTCAGACCTGACTAAAATCCCTAAGGTGTCGAACGTCACGTCCTTGTATCTCTTTCTCGATTCTTCTCCCATTCTTGTATAGGAGGTATTCTGGAAAACCTCTGAGCTCGGGCTTGAGGGTCTTAATCCTCGCCCCTAGGGTCTTCTCCGAGCTTCTGTCCCCATCGACCTGTACGGTTGCACAGAACACTCGTCCAACGGTGGCATTAGCAAAACTTTGGAAATCTACCTTGGCCGAAGTGCAGTGAGGGCACCATGAAGATTGCAGCATAATAACCACAGGTATACCACTCGGTATGTTTTGTGCAACAAGATTGCCTTCCTGATCAAAATCCTGGTCCTCAAGGTATGCGACAGGTTTGTCTAAATACTTGGTCATCTTTATCTTTAACATACCTTTTTTATATGGAATTGCGGTTTAAGGTGTTAACCCTTTCTTCCCAAATGCCGGTAAAATTCAAGTGTAAGACAGGAGAGGCCTATCAGATCAAAGTATTGGCCGAACTCCTCACAAATAACCTTAAGACTG